CATAGCTAGGGCAAACGATTCCAAAGTACCTATACGGATATTATCCGGTTTACGGCTAAGGACCTCCATCACTGCTTGAGTTTTGTGCGTCTTACCATACCTACGAGTGTACTCTTGACACATGGCCAAACCGTGCGCCTGTAACCACCAGTAATTGGAGTCTGTGCTACGACACCATATTGCAGATGGGTGGTCTACATAGCCAGCCTGGTAGATTACTGCCTCTAAGTCTACATCAGCCAGCTTCCAACGCTTGACGTTTCTGCCCGTTGCGCTTTTACCAATATTCAAAGTGCCATCTAATAGCCGCTTTGCTGTGGATAATAGCTGGGCGGTCTCTACAATCATCTTTGGTATGTGTTTATCACATAAAGCACAAGCCGACACTGTTGGATCGCTGTGTACTGCAAATATGTTCATTCTTTGTCCTTTGATTGTTTATCAGCAAGGATGATGATAACAGCAAAAATAAAACCATTAAACAACGCAATAAAACCCGCTATGGCAATAATCTCAAAGTCTGACACTACTATTCTTCTTCTCTCGAAATTTAACCATCCTCATTCTGCCTCAGATTTACTGAAGTGTTTCATGCTCGTGTAAAACTTTTTGATCTGATCCGTATTTTCCAAGCGAATCTCAAGAGACACATAATTAGTCCCTTGCATGCCATGTTCGGTGTAATCAATCTTTTTTGCTGTCCAACTCAATGATGGGAAACGATCTGCAAACTGTGTTCGGAAATCCTTGAGCCACCCTTCATCGGTGTAAATCAGACCATGCTTATCGGTATCCCATACCTTCTTTGTAAAGAAGACATTTAAGTAAATCGTCATATTGACGGCGAACTCTTGTAGATTGGTATAAACTTCACCAATTTTTATTTCGATCGTGGAAGAGGTAACGGTTCGTACCTCCTCCGACCACAGGCCGTGGCCTGTAGTTTTACAACGGAGCGGAAGCTTAGGGGTCAAAATGATGCAGCTGTTTTCTTTAATTAACGTTTTCATTTTTATTTATCGCTATCCTTGTATGTTTACTTTTCTATTCAAAACTTCCATCAATTCTAACGTTGTCATATTGGCGGGGTCTTTACCTTTATCCAGCTCGACAGCAAGGCACCCTTTTGCAACTTTGTCATTCAGTCTCGCAATGACATCGAAGATACGCTTATTGGCTGCAGCCTCATGCTCGACCATGAAAACAATCTGCCCGTCTTTAAACGTATTTGCAAGCAACTCTTCTTGTATTGGCCTTGGGTACATGCCAAAGGTGCACACGCCAGCAAAACCACAAGCTATTGCGGACAGCGCACCCTCGCAAACAATACAGAAGTCGCCGTTGCTGAATGCTTTGGCAGACTCCAAATGATAGACGCTTGAGCTGAAGGAGTACCCTGGGGCATTCAAATACTTTTGTATGACAGGCTTACCAGAGTTAGGATCTTTTGGGATGTCTCCGATGTACCTTGCCATCCAGCCCTGCCATATGCCTTGTTGAACATTAGGAATGATAAGTCTGTTCTGTGGGGTTATCGTATGCCAGTTGCCGCTTGAGTCCGTGAATCGTTTTTGCCATGGGCTTTTATTACAAAAACAAAATTGATACTCGTTTGCCAGCATATTGATGTCTGTAAAGTTTCTAGAGATCAAATACTGAATAACGGGATGATCTTCAGCCAATTGATTAATTGGAATAAGATCTTCCACAGGACCTGGCAACTCCATTCTTTTAGCATCTACATCTACTCCTGTCCTGAGATCTTCGGACTTTTGCTCTATGGCGGGATCGTAGTCTGTGCCAAATAACACATTCCACAAATCTCCCCAGTAGCAACTCTCATTGTGACACTTCACGCACGAGAACAATTTTTTATTTGCTTGCTCGCAGTGAGTGCCCCAGATGTGACTGATGTACAGTCGGGATCTCTTGTCATTGCATCGAGGACAATTTACAGCATATGTCTCGCCCCAATTAATTAGGTTTACGCGCTTTGTGGAAGCACCAAGATTGCCGTTACGGGCCGAGGCCCAAGCAGCAACCTTATCTTCAACCACGTGGTACTTAGCCTCGATTCCAGCATTGGTTACCTGTACCTTTCCGAATCTTTTCTTCAAGGCTTTGAAAAGAGATTCATTTATATGCTTCATCCCAGATATGTCCTAATGGTTTCATTGAACGCTAAAGGATCTCGGCGACGGCTAACCTTAAGCTCACTGTCCTCTCCATCAGACTTGGATTCTGTCTTTTGTCTATAAATCTGCATTGTTTCTGTATTTACTTCTGATTTATCGACCAGCCTCCAACAAGACATGGCGCCGTCCATCTGAATCAGAGAGTCCATGAACGGTACACCATTACGAACCTTTGGAGCATTTACCCAAGCCATATTGCTTTCCTTATCTCGATTGCCTACACAGATGACTGTATCCATGTAGTGATGTAAGGTGCGGCACATGTAGGCATCTGTTGCTTCAGGTTTACGCTGGGGGCCACTAGCCGAAGCCGTGGTTCCCAACTGATGATATACAAATATATTGACCTTAAGATTGCTGCCAACCTTGCGCAAATCATCAGCCATCTGATTCATAATCTTTGTCTGTTCAGCAGTATTAAGATTACGAACAGCCATATAGTTATTTGCCATTGGACCAAGCCAATCAATACCCACATATCGAGGATTTTTGCCAGAGTCTCTAGCTTGCTTAACAATTAGTTCTATTTCTGTAGCGCCTCCACCACCTCCACCATTATTATGCGCAGCTTCTAGCATGTCTACAATCATCAACTTGCCAGCCAAGCGCTCCCTCACTTGATCATACTTTGCTTTGAGGCCCTTATCTGCATGAAATCCTTCTTTGCTCAGACCTGTAAATCGAGCGATAGGGATACCGAGGGCAAATGCATAAATACGATTTGTAATGCCTTCTGCATTTTGCTCGTAAGTGAGAATCAAGGAATCCTCACCGCAAAGAGCAGCAGTAGTAGCGATCTGAATATTGGTAAGGGTCTTACCGCCACCAGAAGGGGCTAGGAACAAAGTGGTCTCGCCGGTAGTCGCCCCACCGGAAGTCACGATGTCCACCCAGTCAACACCCCAAGGCTTACGAACCGCATTTGACAGCATAGGGGTATTGCTCATAAACGGATCGATAAATTTAGCCTTACTGATTGAGGCGCTGGCAATCGTTCGATTGAGATCTTGCACCCTATCTATAATGTTTTCCGCTCTATCCAATCCAAATGCTGCAGGACGAACTTTGCGATCAACTAAAAACTTGTGCAAAAACTCTAAAACATAAGTCTTATGTTCCTCAAATGTATTTATAGAGCTATATGCCCATTGCAGAATTTCCCCAAACTGCAGAGCATCCGCTTCGTTCAATACGTGATTAGGAACAAGCTCGTCCATAAACGCGCTTACCGCAACTTCGTAAGGAACGGGGGTTGTACTATTAGTAGTATACCAGCGACTACCAATAATAAACGCAACTCTCAAAGGAATTTCATTATCTCGAAAGTCCTCAAGCTTTAGTCTTTGAACAATCATGCCCATTACTTCGCTTGACCTGAGCATGCCCAGGACAAGCCACTTATTATTTGCGTGACTTAAGTCCATGGAATGAACAACTCCTCTGGAATGATGCCTTTAAACTTATCAGCATATACAGGTTGACACTGCACTTGATGTTGTGCGCGAAGCAGTATATCTGATGGTAGCTCGTTCTGGCGTTCCATCTTTCTAGAAATTGTATAAATGAAGACGGGGTCAAAAGTATTTAAAGGATCCAGCAAGCATTCAATTAAATCAGCCTCTTGCGTCAGTTTCTCGAGCCTCTTCACCATAAGCTCGTATTTCAACTGAAGCTTTGAATACTCTGGATCTGGTTTTCCTGCCTTTATGTATTCACTCTTAAACGAAGTAGAGTCAAATTTTGAAGGCATTGGATATCCGGGAAACTCACGCATGAAACACCACTCAATATAGGCCCGGGGATCGATGCTATTGGCTTGACACCAAGCAGCAATCGAATCCCAGCGAGCCTTCAAGGTAGTGTTAGTGCTGTTCATCGCCGCGTAATAATCACGCTTCGATCCGGTAACAGACATTTTGTTTATTGCATACAGTTTCCGTAAGCGATAACTTAGTGATTGAGATTCACTGGAAGAATTTCCCACTGTTTTTCCTTATAACTCTGAAATCTAGTTTTTGATCTTCGTGCAGTCCATACGTCATAGTTGTCGGCAAAATCAACCAAAATACCCTTTGACTTATCGTTAGTAATACGACAAACACGACCAGGCATTTGAATATCTTTGATCGCAGAAGAGCCGCCATCTGCACGCATGACAACTAAAAGCTGAGGAAAATCAACACCAGTGCTCCAAATTCCTGTTGCGATTGCTCGCTTTAGGGTTCCTGCCGAAAACTGTATACGTATGTCTTCAACGTCTTTGCGAGAAATTGGATCGCCTTTAAGTAATTTGGCTTGTTGAAATTTCTTTGCGGTGTCATCGTCCATCTCACCGTAAACACACTTGAAGTCTGGCAGATACTTATGTAGTTCCAAAGCGTGTTCAATCTTATCCACAAGAATGAGGATCTGCGGATCCTTTTCTGATAGACGCTTGGGTATTTCTTCATAAATCACTCTAGCAATAGCATTATTACGAGCAAGGTTACTCCAATACCCTACTCTAGAGCGCTTTACATCAGACTTGAATTTGCGAATTGCATCCACTGGAGTGCAACCCCAGTCTACTTTCCACACCTCAATAGGAACTACAAGCCCAAGATCTACACCATCCTGATAATCTATTTTGCATATTTTTTTGCCAAAATATGCCTCCATAGCCAATGCTGAATTGTCCATGCGCTGATCGGGAGATGCAGAATATGAAATCATCTTACACCCACTAAATGCCGGATAATATTCCAGAAACGTGGGTATCAAAAGCTCATGAACCTCGTCAAGTTGCACTACGTCGAAATCCTCTAGAGTAAGACCTCCTAGAGAACCGCATGTGCAAATCATCGGATTGCCCTCAACATGTTTGCTGGAATTCCAGCAGCCTGCTTTCGGGAATGTCTTTTTGAGACGTTCATACAGCTGGTTACAAACACTTTTGGACTTGGTGATTACGGCATGCTTTTGCTTGGGATAGAGCTCAATAATCTTCTCTATCACTACGCTTTTACCAAAACCCGTAAGGGCATCTACTATGCCAAAATCTGCCTTGACAATTTCTTGGATTACCTCCAACTGGCCGGGTCGAAGCCCGGCCAGTTTGGAGGCATCCAAAACAGAAAGTTTCTTTGGTCGCAGATCAGAGAGCTCCGGCTTGTAGCCCGCTTTGGCAAGAACTTGTAGGCACCTTTCCTGCAACCCGCAGGGGAAATACATCCAGTTGTCCTGCATTGCAAATAGCTCCACAGGCGTATTAATAAATCTAGGAGCTCGGCCGGGCACTCGCTCCTGACTTTTATGAAGATATCGAAACTCCCTTTGAAGAATCTCATTATGCGGGCCCTCTGGAGTTCTAATGAATCGCATTATGCGTTGCAAAACTACTTTTTGGCTCATGCCAAACTCCTGTTTAAATATGCTTAAGCGTGGACTGAAACGACGACACCACAATCTTTAGTTTCAGCATCAGCGAGAGTTTCGACAAAACTCAACATCTCGTTATTGAATATGGAAATTCTACAGAGCGAGTCAAGTCCATAGTATTTCATAAACCTAATGTAATCGTCAGTACTACGAACCTTGATAAAGTTAAGAAGCTTGCGAGACAAGGCCTGCACCTGGTGTCTGGGAATGCACTGAATGTCATATAAATTAATCTTTGCGATTAGACAAACAGCCTCGACCATATCAGAGCTAATAGAAACATGAATAATGTTAGAATTAGTAATAACCATTATTTGTAGCCTTCGAGAGAGATATTCTTGCAGCCCAGGGCGGCAAGAGCATTGCTGTGAGTAATTACGATGAACTGACGACCAGTTTGCTGTCCTGTCCTCGCCAGGTAGTTGAATGCTTCTGCAAGATCTCGAGAATTAGACTCCTGCATGGCCCCTGAGGGCTCGTCAAGAGCAAGAATTCCAAGAGTGCTAGCAAATACGTCATTCACGGCCAACAGGTAACAAACACTAGCCTGTTGCTTCTGGCCTCCAGAAAGTCTTTTGGCAGCATGTACCAACCCGTCAGATTTTCGCGCCACGAACTCTAGGTTTTCGTCAATGTAAGCAGAGAAATCTGCATTAATTGTACGGAGATAAAACTCCAAACGGTCATTGAGCTTCTGCATGTACTGCAAGGAAAGCAGTCTTGGTAGACCGTCCTTCATGAGAATATCGTTAACCTTACTTAAGACTTTACGGAAATCCTCAATAGGTTTTACTGAGGCTGCTCGCTTCTCGTAAATATCAACCTTGGATTTTGCTCGCTCTACGCTTTGGGTGGCAGTCTCTAGACTGCCCTCCAATTTATCTGCTTTTTGCTTTAATAGCATGCCGTCTTGATGAATTTTCTGCAATCGAACATACTCATGCGCATCATATCGAGCAGAGGGTATATCAGCCAGCTTATTGTCTATCATAGAAATCATATCCAGTTGAGATTGTATATGGCCTTTGATAGCGCTAATGCTGCTAATAGCATTATTGATACTGCGCTCTAGTAAATCGTACTCACTTACTGTACGAGCAAATTGAGCTTTTATCTCTGGCGTCATTACCGGCAAATCCTGCAGTCTCTGAAGCTCTTGATCTACCTCTACGGCTTTGACCATCATGGCCTCAGCATGTTGGGTAGACTCATTAAAAACCTTGTCGTAGTCTTGCCACTCTAGTTCTAGTTTACGCACTTCTTGTAAAGTTTGAGTGGCGATATCTACTTCCGCAGACTTGCTAATAACATCAGACTTAAGTTGGTCCATGTCATGATTGCATACAGCTGTAACCGTACCGCACTCTGGACACTGACCCTTTTCAGCCAACTGCATTCGCTTTATAGTTGTAACTAACTCTTGCTTAAGTTCTGATATACGATCTACAAGCCGGGTGACAAATTCCGCTTGTGGTCTTTCTTTGGTAGGCGCTTGAGGTTGTGTTTGCACACACTCTTGTAGTCTGGCCATCAATTTTTCTGCAGTCTCCAACAGCTTTGTTTTACGCCTATTATTTTCCAATAATAGATCCGCAGAATACAAAGATTTTTTAGCGGCCTCCACGTTAAAAGCTTTTGCTGCTTTCTGCTGCTCTAACTCTGCCAAACCACACTCTTGAACCTTTTGTTGTTGCAGTAATTGAGTATGAGCATTTGCAGCAGTAGTTCTACTAGACTCCAACTGTGCACGCTTTTCATCATTTCTCTTGATGTGCTCAAGAGTATCCAGACGTATGCCAACGTCTTTTAGTTGCAAACCCAAGTATTCAGAGACTAGATTTTTAAGTTCCGACTCCATCTTGGCTACTTCGCCACTAAGCAAGTTGTATTCGGTCTTAGCCTCCAACAACGGACCTTCAACATCAGGTACTGTTACAGACATCATTACATCTCTAACTTGACCACGTAGAGTTTCTAGCTCGTTGGTTCGAGTCAAAGTATGAATAATTTCCTTAAACTTCGCCGGTGTTGATGATACAGGCGCTGTAATAGAATCTTGATCTACAATCAAATGCCCGTCAATAATGCTAGCCGTAACTGGTATCAGTGAGTAAGTTTTTTCTAAAGCCTCCTTTGATGCAAATATATCCTCGACTTTTCCATCGTCGTGTTCAATGCGCAGTCTTGGAATATCTAACGCATTAAATCTTTTCTCACCAGCAACCGCCTTAGCTATGTGTAGAACTTTATTTCCTATACGCCAGGAAGCAATAAAATAGCAAGCCTCCTGGAGTGGTGTACCCCAGGAGGCCCAGCTATTTGCGTTCCCTGGAAACGAATTAGTCAGCGAGGCTCGGATCATCGTAAGAATAGTTGACTTACCGCAGCCGATTGGTCCAGTTATGACCGTCAGCGCGTCGTCAAACTCAAACTCAAAGTCTCCTTTAAGAAGACCGATGTTCCTGCCCTTCAGGGAGAGCAGCTTCATGTGTTTATTTAGTCGCTAGTCTTACGGCGGCCCTTTTGACGAATCGGAACATTGTTACGCTTCAAAGTACTAATGACACAGGAAACCGAAACCAAAAACTTTTCAGCAATGGTTCTGGCGCTGACCCCCTCAGTGTAAAGGCGACAAGCCTCATCAGCGTTCTCAGTGAGCTTATGTGGAGCACCACGCTTCTTAGTACCCTCGTCGGCAGACTTAGTTGTGGACTGCTTAGGGGCAGTCTGTGCAGAAGTTTCGTTAGTTTTATTGTCCATGGTTTTCTTAATTTTTCTTACCTTTGACTGCTTTGGTTTTTCGACATACTGAGTCGATGCAGTGAGTACCGGCTCAGATTTACTGGTATCAAACTTATTTTCCTTTATGTGCTCCTCGACCCACTCATCCGAAGGTATATCTAAATCGGTTTCAGGGGTATCATCAGTATTTTCGTCATTAACATCTTCAGATGAAAAGTATTCATCAAAATCCTCATCTCCATCCTCATCGGTAGCAACTTCCTCCTCCTCCTCGTCAGGGTTGAAGGGGAGTTCAGAAGAACAGGTTGCCTCCAAATCTTGCTGATTGTGGGTCTTAGTAGCAGGAACGTCAACGTTTTCTTTGTCGTTAAAATCACCTTTAAGAATTCGATCAATAAGGTTCATTAGTTTGTCCTATCGTATGTTTGATTTAAAAATTTGTTTAATTACTCAGATCTCATCATTCAAATATAAACTTGCTGCTTTGATAATATTCTCCTTTGTAATGTCTTGGTCGGGTATAAAAGTACCTTTATTACGAATAATATTGTTCATAATAGCCGTCATCCGCTCTGCAGCATTCTTGTAACGAATAACATACGAGTAAGCAATAAGCTTATCGTCTCCACTATATGCGCTGTCATCAGGTCCAGATGAGCGATCACCTAAGTTATAATGAAATGTGCGAGAATATAAAGAAGACTTTGGGGTTAGATCTCCATAAAGGTGGGTGTGTAGCCCCTCAAAGCAAGCTTCAATAAGTGCAAGTTGTTTTATAGAAAAATACTTCCCAATTGGTGAAACATTTAAGTCTTTAAATATGTAACTATACCAAGCATATTCTTGCGAAACATTGTCACGTGCAAGCGCATTGTATTTACCGGATAAAGTAATTTTTTTCAAAATGTTCATCTGGGACATAAAAATAGCGCCGAGAGCACACACACTACACCTCTTTATCTCGTCGAGGTATTTCTTTACGTCTACTTTGTAATCAACTTTTTTGTAAAAATCTTCAATATCCTGTTTTGTTGGGTTAGTTGGTTTCCAACGACATGGATCACCAATAAAGGAAGACAGATTTACAAGTTTAGTTGTAATAAAGTAATCCGGAGCTACATTGTTACAGTTCTCCAGCCACACACCTGCTATCGGCCGATAGCGGCCATTGGCAATTTGTGTAACAATGTCTTTAGCAATTGCTACTCGCATTTGCACGGGAGTCTTGGTGTTGGTTTTCTTGATCGCTGTAATAGATTTCTTTACTTTACGAGTTTTATTTGTGGTTGTCATTGTATTTTTACCTTTTGCTTTAAATTAGCTACTGCTGCTTCAAAGCCAAGCTCCATTGCTTGCTTTACAAATTCTGCAGCTTCAAGATCTACTGACTCTTTTTCATCTACTAGTTGCTTCAAAGCTGTGCTCAAATCTACCTGTTCATCCAAGGACCCCTTTGTCTCATCAAGATCTCGATCATGGGAAGTATTTATTCTCTCAAATACAAAAGCTCGTTGTCTTAAAGACTCGAGTCCAGCTAAAAGCGCTGCCGACATATCTGGCAGTATTTCAACATGCAATCTAGGCAGTTTTTCACCCATGAATGATTTCATTTCAGAAACATACGGCAACTTCTCGCAGTTGTCAAGCCATATTTGAATTCTTTTAATATCCTCCTCTGATTTAAGATCAGTGTGTAAGAAAGGTCGGCAGTGCAAAGGTACACGCTCCACACTCAAATCGCTATAAACTACGATAAAAGATTTTGCTTCCGGTTCCCCAAGTCTATGCATCCACATAGAGCCGGAGTACAAAAAGCGAGTGCCTTGAGATCCTCGCTTATCCCACTCCATATGAATGTCACCCATCAATACTAACTTGTATTTACCATCAAACCAATCTAAATCAATGTCACATAGAGGAGCTTCATCTGAGGGAATACCAAGGGCTGGAATAACTTGAGATGCAAAGCCGTGCAATATAAGAACATCCGCCGGTTGCAAAATGTTTTGTTCTAGATAGGCCTCCCATTGACGTCTAGTACGCCAGTTGTAACCCACAATACTCGTATCTGAATTTATTACGCATCCCTTTTCCTCTAGATTGTGAGCAACGGCGGCATCGCCACCCTCCATACAAAGTCTTTTAAATCCTCGTTCATGATTTCCATCCACATAATAAGTTTTTTGTAACGGAACATCCATAAGGATTTTACGAATCTCTATGGTGTGCTCATCTGAGATGGTTGGACTGTCGACCTGGTCGCCCCCTAGAAACAACGCCAGTTTGTTATTTACGCAGTAATCAACGACCTGCCTAAGCGCGTATAGGTCATCGCCACGCAGCTCCTTGACAGATCTGTACGCCGACTCTCTAGCCTGCAGGTCAGCACAAAATACAAATATTGGGTATCGCAAGTATATATATACCTTTACAATTGCTGTTGATTTATTTCTTTTCAGTTAAAGGGTCAACTCTGACCGCAAACAAAGCCACTAGACAAGCTAGGAGTGTAATTATAATCCAAGTCCACAAGCCTAGTGTAAACGTTAGACAGTGTATTGAGGATAAAACCAAAACTGTTTGCACACTAAAACACATAGGACAAGAAATTAATTTTTGTAAAAATGACTCTTGCTTATCGGCCCACGCCATAACTGTATCTGCAGTAATTTCAAAATTATGTACACCCCAGACAATCATATAAGCTGTAGAGCCAAGCAAAAGTGAAGACGAAATAACAATAAAAATCCAATCACTCATTTATTCCTCATTTAGTATGCAGTAACCAATTAATAGTAGCAAAACGATTGCGACTGTAAGGCAAGGATTAATAAAAAAGAATAACAAAAGTATGATACAAATAAGCGCAAACAATAAAGATCTCCCTTATTTATGACTTTTACAATCCTTGGATTCAGTACCGTCTTTAGGCTGATACAAGGATTTTAAAAGGTCTTTGTCTATTGAAGGCTTTGTTGCGCCAGGTTCAGTCAATGTTTCATCGTAACCAGGCAACCCTACTTGCTTTAAAAACTCATCTGGAGATTCTGATTTTGGGGGTTTCTTCGGCATTATATTTTTTCCTTAATGTTCGCATTCTAAATCGTACTTGTAAATGTTGATTGCTGTTTTAGGCATTTACGTCTCTATTAGAAATAGAAGACTCTACAAACTTTTTATGCAGCTGTCTTTGTTTATTTTTTTCTACCCAGGTATGTAGGATATCAAACACAAACTTACCTAAAATAATAAAACCAGTTGCCAGCAATATTAAAAGCTCATATGATGTAATTACAAATCGCTTTATCCATATAAAAATTAAATCTTCAGTCTTTTTTTTAGAGTTTAACATGAATGACTCCAACAGGGTTAATGAAGAGAGAACCAAAATTGACTTAAAAACCCTAGCTCCAAGCTGGGTTGTTGATATGGTTCAAAATATGAAATCTATTTGCGAGATCGACAATATTGACGATAAAGTGTTTTCTTTATCTCCCAATAAACTCGCTGAACTACACGCTAAATTAGACATAAACGAATTTTCAAAATTTCTTGACACGTACTTATCGCAAAACCAATCCTCCCCTATTCACTTAACGTCAATACTCAGATTAAACGGCAAACCATTTACTTTAGCTAAACACAGATTTTTTGAGCCTTTGTTTTATCCAAATCTTCCAGATAGAACTTTGTTAGTGTGTGCTCGTCAGGTTGGTAAGTCTACCCATATTGCAGCTCAAGGTGTTCTACAAGCAGCGGCAATTAGTAGATTTAAAGTTTTATATATGGCTCCGCAGTTTGAGCAAATTAGAAGATTCAGCCATCAGTACATTCGACAGTTTGTCCACGAGTCTTATATCAAAGACACTCTTATGGATAAAAACTGCGTTGATTCAGTGATGCAAAAAAGCTTCAAAAACGGGTCAGAACTTTGGTTCTCGTTTGCTAAACTATCAGTAGACAGAATTCGCGGTTTATCTGTTGACGGCATTCGAATGGACGAAATTCAGGATCTTAATCCAGACTTTTTAGACATTGTTCGAGAATGTATGTCCGCTTCTGAGCGACGCTCTGAAATGTATGCTGGCACTAGCAAAACTATTGATAACGTTATCGAACAGCTGAGATTACAATCAAGCCAAGCTGAATGGTTTATGAAATGCGAGGCGTGTAATCATTGGAATATTCCCACTATAGAAGGGTCTGGCAGGAGACTGACCGTCTTGGACATGATGCGACCGGAAGGATTTTGTTGCGCTAAGTGCCACAAACTCCTGGAGCCAGAAAAAGGACTCTGGGTTCATAAATACGCAGAAAAGGCCAAGATTTTTCCTAGCTATCATGTGCCCCAAGTTATTGCACCGGTGCATTACGCCAATCCAAAGAATTGGAAATCCCTGCTACTGAAGCGAGAGCTTAACTCTCCAGCAACCTTTATAAACGAAATACTTGGAGAAGCCTGCGACGAAGGGCAAAGACTTGTAAGCCTCGCGGAACTTAAGGATGTCTGCATACTGAAGCCAAACTCCAAAGACAACGGCGCAGACGTTCACAAATACGCAGACAGAGTTCTAGGGGTTGATTGGGGTGGAAAGGGCAGCAGGTTTCAATCTATGACAGCTGCCGCTGTGGCTTGCTACAGGCCCGTAGAACAAAAAATTGATATTGTTTTTGGTCACGTATTTCAAGCTATGACCGACTCGGTAGTTGAAACAAAAGAAATTATTGATATTGCCAATACGTTTCAATGCTCGGCCATTGCACACGACGTTGCAGTAGCTGGCGAGGTAAGACTAAGTATTATGCGCAACATTGGAGTTCCTGACTCCAGACTGATCAACTGTCGATATACGGGTAGCGGCAGCATTAAGTCTATATTGCAGTTTGTACCGCCGACGGATGTAAACCCCACCAGCTACTACAACTTAGATAAAAGCAGAGTAATTGCGGCTGTGTGCCTTGGCATTAAAAATAAAAATATTAGGTTTCCTCAATATGATAGCTTACAGGATTCTGCTGGGGAAAACATAATGAATCACTTCTTGGCTGTTTATGAGGAAAGTAACGAAAGCACGTTTGGCACTGAGCGTCGATTTATTAGACGCAACCCAGGAATGCCAGATGACTTTCTGCATGCTGTTGCTTTTGCTGTAATATCCTTATGGCGTCGTTATCCTGAACTTATACCAAACCTCATGGAAGAGGTACTGGATGGGGATGAATACATACGTATGGCCAACCCCAGCACGTACTATAATAATCAGGAATATGATTAATAGCTAAAACGAATATTAGAATAGAAAACATTTGTCTATATGCCGACCCACAATCTTAAACTTTTATGTTTTATAAGATTAGCTTAAGATTGCGGATACGCTGTAATTAAAGGTTGATGGCGAAAGACCACCAAAGTATTTTAACACAATTTGCCTGTTATTTTAATTGCTCTATTTGAGCATTTAAGAGCAAACCAGAACTAAATTATATTAACGCATTTTCAAACCATGGGTGACGTTTGCTATGTTAGAGTATTACTTGAACAGAGTATACACTATTAAATAAGTATTATAAATAGAGCACGATATTACATAGCAAACGTCATGCATGATTTATTGCAGGTAGAATAAATTACTTAAAGCAGCCCGTCTAAGGCTGCGCATTCGTTTTACCGCATATACTAGACTATTCCATAAAGGTTTAGAAAACACCAACATAAGGTGATCTTCTTTATGTCCTTCTATAGCTCCAAGTTCTTTAAGGTGGGTCATAGCCGACTCCCAGCTTCGTACTGGTATATTGTAGAATCGCATATGCCCCAGTAGGTTGGTTAAGTCTATAGCTACGGTATCTTCCATAGGGTTTTTAAACACCACGTAGCGCTTCTTAGACTCATCTCCGGTAAACGTTTTAAACATGCCTTGCTCTACACCCTCCTGCACAAAGTTGATGAGCTGAACTCCTGCAGACTTAGTGTTGATATAGCCTCGGGCAGATATTATGAGTTTTGCTTTATCCATTATGTCAGGATTGATGTCTAACGATTTAGTTAAATACTTTAAATTATCTAATAGCAAATGAGAAGATGTAGACCTTACAGTAAGTGCATACTGCATAAAGAATGGAAATACATTTTCGCTATTAAGTAGCGCTTTAGTCTCATCTCTAAATTCTATGTTTGCTCTAATAAATTCCCAATCTTTATCTGACGCTAAAGCAGACGCAATTAAAGGCGGGGCCAGCACTAGGCTATTTTTGCCTCTACCCTCTAGCCATTGCGCTAGTAGCTTTGGTGATGACCTTATACCGTCTATAGCTATTGGAACTTGATGTAACTCTGCGTTAGTTTGTGCGACGTCTATGTCTTCTTTGCAATTTAAAGTAAAGTAATTTAATCCTAAATCTATTCTAATTATATTAAAAATATATTCTGCTAAAGAATTCTTAACACCCACGAACATTAAATTTGTTCTGGAGTTGCCTTCAATAAGGTTATTTATACCAGAAATCATTCCTGCCATTCCTGCCAGATATACAATTGTTTCTATGTTGGGTTTAAATATATTTAAAATATTATTAATGGTTAGCTCGGGTTTAACGATAAGGTTAGAGCATGGAAGTTCCTCCTCGCTCATAACAAACGGTACCCCTATTCTAATTTGATCTGTATCGATTGACACTCTAGGTAGATTAAATCTTCCTGTGTCAGCATCGTAGCCTACGTAATTTTGAACCGAGTACACCTCAGGGGAGCTAAGTCTTGTAATTATTTCTAAATATTTTTTAGCTATTGAGTCTGAGACAAACGGCTGTTTAGAGCACCCTGCAGAAGCTGCAATAAATGCCAAGAGTTTACTTGGACGGTTTTCAAGGTCGTCTTCGGTAGTTTGAAAGTTGATCTCTTTGCCTTGAAATATAAATTTTCCGAATATAGCGGCGGCTCCGTCTTGTTTTATTCTGCATATATGAGATATGCGAACAACGGCATTACAAACAACTTCATCAGTTACTTCACGGGAACCTTGAATCCAAAGTTGGCCCTCTCGCTCAAAGAATATTTTCTTATCGATAATAAGAGGTTGCAACTCTATTATATGATTTAGTAGCTCTGCTATGTTTACTCTGATTTCTTCTGAGCAAGATGCGAGGATAATATTCTTTTGAAATTCTGTTAAATCTAAACTATCAATCACATTTCGAGCATTAGCTTTGCCCATAGTCAACAGCTCAGTAACTAAAAAATTAATAGGATCTAATAGACTGTTTTCCTCTACTCTGGCATGAATAGAGGGCATAAAGTTGCTTTCCCAGACTTTGGAGGTTTTTTCTGTCGGTTTCCATATGTACGGGGTATCGTCCATCATTACTTTAAAGTTACGTGCTTTAATACAGCTTTTAAAAAATGCAGTATCTGGTTTGTCAATCCAGGCTACAGTCGGCTTTGTTAGCAATAAGGGCTCTAACTCCCCAATAGGGGCTTTTGCTACTACAGATAATTTGGTGTATCTCTCTATTGCGCACTTTTGTGTAATTCGAGCTGCTTGTAACGGGTGAGGCATAACGTATATTTTATTTGCATCAGACTTATGGCAGGAGTTAAGGCCGCAGTAACCCCCAATGTGCCCCTGCAATAAATTAACATAGGCCATCTGATCTTTAGCGGATATAAACCCAAATCCGCTAATAAATCCAGGCTTGATATAAAATGGCATTACAAGCAAACCCTCAGGAGATCTGCCAACACCGGATATAGTTTCTTGTAGTTGTTCCTCTAATTCATCCTTAAAACCAAATCCAAACCAATCAGTTAATCCTCGATTAAATGCTTCTTGACCTAGCCATAGATTAAGTTCCGTTAGTCGACCTACGGCAAGTCTGTTTGCTCTTGGATATGTGGCTGCTTGAGCTTTAGTCCAAACTTTTTGTATCTTTTTGTAGTATTTGTTGTAAAAATTGCAATAAGCTATGTGATCTTCTGTATTTATAGACTTTATTTTAAGATCTTTGGAAAGGGTATCTAAAAGCTCTTCTGGATTTGAGATTTTGTATGCCTGGCCATATAGTTGCAACCCTTCGCATGTTAGTTTACACTTGTCGCAATACATCCACCCCTCAAAGGGCAACAGGCTGGAGACCACCATATTGGCAGTTTTACATTTAGGACAACGCACATAAGAACCCGCTTTGGTCGGGCCGTCATAGCCCAAAAGTTTTAAGATTTTTGTATAATGAAAGGTTGAATAGAACTCTTCCGAAGGAACACCATCTATGAGTCGCTGGATTGACATAACTGATGACGTCTCTAAAAAGTATTATAATGCCTTCATTAAGCAAGTTTCAATGCCAGAGTACGTAAAAGCAGCAAGCGTACCCACCAAAGAAGATTTGAATAGTGTTTTATCTGAGGCATTTGCAGATACCCTTAATAGAAAGTTTGCCATAGACACTAAATCCAATTGTTGGTGCTCTGCTCTTTATTTCTACGGCAACCAGTGTAACAACTCTGTAGCAAGTAAACAAGCTGAAGCAAAGTTGCTTAATGCTGCCCGCATTTGGGGTATTGCTGACGATGTAACAAACTTAAAACAGGCATTTGAATTACAGACTATTCCTGTTTCATACGCTATTTCTTTTGAATACAAAGGTGCAAAGATAGAGCGTTGCCCCGACCACACTAAAGAGGCAGCTACTACTAGCGCAGAATGGCTGTACAGAAACAGAACAAAATTCCCTATTGCGATTCAAAAGCAAGCCGCAGCTCGCCTTACAGCTAAAGCAGATTTCTTAAACCTCACTACAGGCGCATCTACTTATTTGGATAAGTTGGTAAATCCCGAAATTTATGCCAACATTAATTCCAAAGTTGCTATGGCGATTACTGACCGCCTTAGCGAGATCTCTACAATGCATTGGAGCCCCCTAGAGGACGAGCTCCTAAAGATCGCCAATGATCTAAACAGCCGCCCTTTCGAAATATGTCACAGCGGCGAACTTATCTCCAACGCTCTAGAGGTACTGGACGTAAGGCATAAGCTCAACACTAAGTGGGGTTCAGCATTACAGCATCCCGTAGAGGCATGCCTGCAGGTCAATATGACTAAAGCCGCAGCCGTAGCTGATACAGTTATCCACCTTACTACAGGTATGCCTATAGACCTCACTAAGATCAGCGACTATCAGCTCGAAAAGGGCCTTAAGATTGCTGGAGATGATTTCTTGTTTTACTGCCAGACAGACGGCTTTAACGTAGACCGCAACAAGGCTGCAGAGATTCTGCCTACTATGCCTAAACCAGAAGCCCGCCGCTTTGAGGAGGCTGTTAAGACCTCCGGCTATGTACCAGAAACAGCCGACGATCTACTGAGTCGTTTGTTTAAAGAAGCCAATATGGGCATGATGCCTGTTATGCAACAAATGCCTATAGATGACACTAATCCAATGCCTGGAGAAGATGATACATCTTTTGAGGCACGTATGAATGAAAAGAAAGAACAAGCTAAGTTAGATGCACTAGACGCTCAAGCTGGACTCGCTGCGGTTAAGGCTCGACAAGCAAGACAACAACACGAACAGAACGCCATTAATGCTCAAATGGGTGCAGCTCAAAGAATGTAATTATGATTAAAGTAGCGACTAATTTACAACATATGGTCTCTGTCAAGTCTGCCGGTTTGCAGTGGAGTGGAACAATCGAAGATCTCGCCCAGATCCTGCCGTATGCGAACACCGCCATCGGCGGCGGTCTGGGGGCCCTGGGGGGTTCTGCCATTGGCGCCTTGATTCAGGCGCTGAGAGGCAAGTCAATTCTACAAGGCCTCGGCTATGGTGGCCTGGCCGGACTCGGACTGGGTGGCGGAGTAGGCCTGTACGGGGGTCTTAAAGCTAAAAATCGCCTGCTGGATGAGTACCCCGGCAATTCACCAGTAACGGTGAAGATTTGATCATAATTGAGACCGAGTTAAGCTTTGACTAATATGGTATGCCAGTAAAGTCCGTTACATCTCAACTAACGCTCAAATGGGCATAGACCCAGGAATGCGATCATGATTAAAATCGCAAACAACCTTCAACGTATGCTTGCCAAGCAAGCCTCCGGTAATCCTCAAATGTTGTACAGTCCTGAGTTAG